CTCTGCTCCGCCTCTCGGCATGGAGCGTCTCCGCCAGGGTCGATTGATTATCGCCCTAGGAGAACCCACCTACGTTTCAGAGCGAGGCCGTAGGGCCTTGGAGATGTCTCCAAGTGCTCGGGGTCTGTGAAATCGCTTCCACAAAGCCTGAAACACTTAGCCAAAGCTGCGTCTCCATCAAGTGGGTCAGCGGCTCTCGTAACAACAGGGACTAAGCAAAGAGATTCTCTTCGCCAAAGGTCCTTATTGAAACGCTCGACTGGTATAGTTGAGCTGTGCCAATACCAACCGATAGCTGGACTGTCTTCGGGTACCTGGGGTAAAGCCCCAAGTAACCTTTCGATGGCGCTCCTTAACGCCACCGCCGTATCACGATAACCAGCCTTCCAAAGAAGGTTAGCCGTCGCTACGGAGGACAGGATCCCAGAAACATCCTTTCGACTTGTCGGAAGGTCACGACGAAGGTAAACAGGTGTTACCAACTCGTTATCGTAACAATCCGCGCCACAGGACTCCCTGAACCTACCAGTCCAGAAAGACTTGTTGCGGTTAACCTTGAATCCTAGGGATTCAAGATCTGTGCAAGTCGCAGGTGCCTCGTTTGCAGGGACGATTAAATCGTCTCCGTAAACGTACACATCGCGCCCAAACGAATAGACGCTTTGTGGTGTAGGACAGATCCCAGCTCTAACTAACCGACTTGCAATGATGCTCGCAAAGAACACCATTGCCTCAATCGGAAAGCAGAGTGCGGAGCCCATCGACGCAAACTTCTTTAAGGTAACTACGTTACCAGAAGGAAGTTGCGCTCGCGTAGACCGACATGCAAGTACCAACTCGCGAAAGCGAGGCATGGACTGAAGCATGTCAGACACGTGAGTCAGTGAGACTCGATCGCTAGCTTCAGACATATCAAGAGTGGCGTATTTGCCAGTACCTGATGCATCTAAAGCTAATGACTGATTAACAACTTGGTCACGAAAGTTAACGTGACCAGCTGTAAATCGACAGGTTTCAAGCTGTCGAACCAGCCATCGTGATAGAGACTGTTGCGCATATTGCATGCAAACAGGCTCTACCGCAATAACTCTCGGAGTCTTCAAAGTCTTAGGGACGAATACGACCCGAACGGGTTCTTCGTCCTCAGGCTCGACGAGTGTTGGCATTCTCACAGAGTCTAGGTTCCTCACGGAACCCATACCGAAGTGACCGTATGTAAAGTTTGCACTTTCCAAACGGCGATGCCAACGTCGGAAAACCCATTTCTGATTTCCAGAGATGTGTTCCCGAGTGATCCCAGGGCCATGTACAGGGACGAGGAAATCCTCGTAAGCTTCGTCAGGAATTATCGGAGATAGGAGTATCTCCGAAACCCTAATAAAGCAATTGTACAAAGGACCAGAAGGATCATGTTTAACCTCGTCATCGCATTTGACATACGCCTCCTCTGCGGCAACTTCACGCTCATCAGAGCATGGTCGGTTGACCTTCTTTCCAAAAAGACATATTTGTCTTATGGATCGAATGCAAAGCAGAGAAGGCGAAGGCAAAAGAGAACCGTCAGATGCAAACACATTGTGCAGGAATCCCTGAAGAAATTCGGGAATTCCGGACGGCAACTTTCCAAAAGAAAGAAACCGCCCAGGAACAATCCGACCTTCGTCGAGACTTCTTTCGAAGTCACGACAGAAATTCGGAAGAGTGATAGTAATGAAACTATCACCCTCGTGTTTACAACGCTCACGTAATGTTTCAACATCGCGTGAGTACGGGGCACCACTCCTTCTCCCACAATCTTGCAGGAGATACTCGAGCAGGTCTACAAGGCTTTTCATGTTACCTCCCCTTTAAAGGAGAGGCCGACATCCAGGATGTTAGCTAACACCCAGAGTCACGTAGCCTGCCGGTCTCCCGGCGCGAGATCAAGTCTCGCCATTCGCCAGCTTGAGGATGTTGCCAGAAGTAAGGAAGCCCACAAGGGCATTCCCGAGATTCTGGGCATCAGCAGCTGTGTAACCCGACTGCGGGAAATCCAACGTGAACGTAGCCGTCATACTGGCCAGAATATTCTGAGCCGGTACAAGCGGATCCGTCGCGTATGCATCTCGTCGAAGTCGAGCGACGATACGGTTCCGAGTTTTGAATTGATGAGACAGGATGAGGTCATAGACCACACCTGAATCATTCAACTTATACTCAGACTGTACGTCGTCAGTGCCAATTCTTGGCAAAGACTTAGCGACTGCAGCATAGGTAACAGACTGGGGGTCGGCAAACATGTCAGCCTCCTCAAGTTACTTAACTAAGCCCCGAGAAAGTCCCAGGGCGCCCAGAATGCCAATTTGATACGGTGTTAACGTCTCAAACTTGACATTCAAACCAAATGGGTTTCCACCTCCGATCCTAGCTTTCGACTCAACAATTTGTGAAGAGTGGAAAGAATGATCGACACCAAGCCACTTAAATAGTGGCGGAATGTCTACCTTAGGAGTGTAAACGTGCGTAGTATACGTCGTTTCATCCTTTACATGCTTCATGGTGAAGCTGTACTTGGTAGTGAGGTTGTCGACTGCGTTAACACTAGCATTGGACATGATGTCCCCCATGTTAGAGAACCAGTCGATGAGCCAGGACCACGGGAGCGCTTCCCACAGAAGTTCGGGCGTAGGTAACGCACCGAACAAGGCGAGACGAGCTCTAGCGTTCCATTGAGATGACGAAACGTCAGGAATGTAATATTGGTACTTACCAACATACCACCTGCGTTCTGTCTGCGTTACGATCTTCGTGTGATACGTGAAGGAACCACCGGTAGTGATACCAGGGCTCCCCAAGCAGTTTACAAACGGAAACGCTGAAAGCGTAGACGTTTGTGAAACAACACGACGATCATCCTTGATAGTAGCCTTTCGACGAATACCCTTACCATTCTCTCGAATGATTTGGGCCATCCGTTTGTCAATGTCGTACCAAAGATTATACATCTTTCGTAAGTCATTGACGAAAGGCTTCCAACCAAACACAACATTCAGATATTCGGAACCTAAGTTACGAAAGTCTGAAAGTTGACGTTTCAGGAATCTTGGCCAGGACTGAATGGGATACGATTCAATAGGTCTATATAAAGACCTAGTGTTACCGCTACCAAAAGTTCCGGGCAAGGCCAGTCTGGGAATGCGACGACGAGGTCCCCTAAGTACCTTTCTAAAGGGCACTGTAGGAAGATCTCGCAGTTCACGAATGAACTGCGCAAGGCCAGCTACTGGATTCCCAGGTCGAGTACGCTTATACGCCGATGCATAATCTCCCGGCATGTCTGCCGTGATATCAGCAAAGGACGGGATAGCGCCGACGGTTGGATGCGGATCGCTGCCAAGAACGGAGCCTTGTTGAATAACATACTCTCCGAAATTGACACCTTGCCGCAATACGCGGAGTCTTAGTTCGCCATCAGCCTTGATAGACTTATGGTGAGCATAAAAGGGTCCGCCGCCCGACCAAGCTCCAGACTTTAGTCTGTAGTGAGATTCGGACGCAAGGAGCGCATCTAGGACATAGCCATACGCAAAGCGATGTTCGGTAGTAGGGTTCCATTGATATGGAAGAATACTATACGAAATCGCAGGTAGGGTTCTGCCCATCTCGATGCTCCATTTGGTGGTAGAGGAAGTGGTCTAGCCACAAGGCTAGGGCCGAGAGGCC